CTAATATTAACAAACTTGCAGATAAGATAAGAGAAATGCAAGCAGTAGAGAAAGCCATAGAAGCAGACGAGAAACAAATAAAAGATAAGAAAAAACATCTTGAGTTTTTGTCAGGAGATATAATTCCTACAATGCTATCAGAGATGGGTTTATCTTTTCTAAAACTAGCTGATGGTTCATCTGTTGAGGTGAAAACAAATTACAGCGCTACCATAACACAAGCTAATAAGCAGGCAGCGTTTAACTGGCTTCGTGAGAATGGCCTGGGCGACATAATCAAAAATGAGATATCCGTGTCGTTCGGTCGTAACGAGGATAACAAGGCGGCTGATTATGCCGAACTTGCAAAAAGCCGTGGGCTCGAACCTAAACAGAAATTAAAAGTAGAGCCCATGACTTTGAAAGCGTTAGTCCGTGAGCGTCTCGAGGCAGGTAAAGAAATGCCAACGGAAATTTTCAACATCTTTGTTGGAAATAAGACAACAATAAAAAGGAAACAATAAACATGAATAATGTAACAAAAAAAACAAACGGAGCATTAGCGACAGTTAATTTTGAAGCTGATGCAGGTCAGGGCTTGAACATGACGCAAGAAGATCTTGCGTTACCGTTCTTAAAAGTTCTTGGCCAACTATCCCCAGAGTGTAACAAGAGGGACGCAAAATATGTCGAGGGGGCAGAACCTGGCATGATTATAAATACCGTGACAAACGAGATTTATAGTGGCGAAAAGGGGATAGATGTCATACCGGTGCACTACAAAAGACAGTACGTCGAATGGCAAGATAGAGGTGAGAGCAAAGGCGCACCAGTAAAAATATATGAAGCTGGTGATGATCTACCTTCATCTACGAGAGACAAGTTTAATAAAGATAGACTATCGAATGGTAACTATCTTGAAAATACTGCTAGTCACTTCGTAGTTGTCCTTGGAAAAAACCCTACAACAGCTTTGATTTCTATGAAAGCTACTCAATTAAAAGTGAGTAGAAAGTGGAACTCAATGATGATGGGTTTAAAAATGCAAGGTAAAAACGGCATGTTCACTCCACCAACATACAGCCACATTTATAAACTAAAAACTGTACAACAGTCTAACGACAAAGGTACATGGTTTGGTTGGGATGTAGCAAGAGTTGGTCCAGTGTCTGATGCAGGTGTTTACAACATCGCAAAAGAGTTTGGCGTAAACGTTGCAAAAGAAAACGTTAAAGTTAAACACGAAGCCGATGCTCCTACAAGTCAAAAAACTAAGAAGACACTAGATTTATAAGTTTCACTCAGCTAGTGAAAAAAGGGGCGATGACGGGAGACTGAACTCGCCCCATAACTATTTTTATGACTAAGGACGCATTAAAAACTTATGAAGATTGGACAAACGCAGGATTTGTAACAATACCCTGCGTTAACAAAAAATCTGTCGTTTCAAAATGGTCTTCTCCTGAAGTTAAAACTACAATAGAGGAATGGAAAACTCATCACCACGAGAAACAAATAGCTATACGTTTAGATAAGCACGTTGATTTTGACATAGATAATCCAAGAGTAAAATATTTTGTAAAGGATCATTTAAAATACTGTGGTGCAGTGTTTGGTAGAAAAAATAATCCAACAAGTCATTATTTATTTAAAGCATCCATTAAACCAAAAAAATTTATCCTACCAAATTCATTAGAAAGATATTATGAAAAAGAAGTTCATGGTGCAACCTTATGTGAAATAAGATCTGGCATAACAGAATACACAGTTGTCCCAGAGTCTCAATATCATTTAGGTAAAGAACTAATAGAGTGGGAAAATTATGAAGGTATAACAGAGTACCCTACTGATTTAACACAAGACATTGGTCGAATCGCCTTGCAAGCAGCTCTTTGTATTTTGTATCCAACAACGGGATCAAGAGATGCATACTGCACTGCCATAGCAGGGGTGTTGTTGAAACACGCTTCTTGGACCACGGAACAAATAGATCACTTTGTGCACAGAATCGCAATCGAATCTAAAGATGATGAAGCACAAATGAGAAGTAAAAAAGGAACAACCCATGATAAGTCAGACAGAAAATTTGGCATGACTAAATTAGCAACGATAGTTGGTTGTGATGTTAAAACAATCGCATATTTATTTCAATGGATAGGTATAGGTTACAAAACAGTAGAAGGAGCCTCTGCTATTGGTGAGATTATTGAATACGCTAAAAATAAATATGAAGTTAAAATATATGGCAGTAGAAATGGAGAAGGAGTAAATGCATTAGTTAAAATGGATGGTCCTACTTTAAGAGATATGAAGAAGTTTTATGATGAGGTAATATCACAAGCTTCTATATGGATACCAAAAATGAAACCTGTTGATTTTGAAGCAATCGTAAAAAATAAATTTGAAGAAAGAATTAAAGCTAAAAATTATATTGAGGGAGATGCAAAAGCAGAAGTTTTTAAAAAACATTTTTCAAAATACTTAGCAGCAAGACAAGTTTCTACAAATCCTTTACAGTTATTAAGTTTTGATATGCCTATATACAGACATAAAAAAGAATATTTAGATTTTAAATTATCTCACTTCGAAGACTATTTAGATGAAAAAAGATTTAACTATGGAGATCGTAATGATTTAGAAAAAAGTGTTAGAGATTATTTAAAAGCAGAAAAGATAAATAATAAAATTAAAAATGAAGAAGGAGACTTTCAGTCTTGTGTTCACTTTAGAATTAAAAAGTATGACGTAGAATCTACATCACTAGTAATAGATCTTAAACCAGAAGAAATAGAGGAGGTAAAACAAATTGATTTCGAAAAAGACATTAGAAAAGATTAGAGCAATTGTGGGTCCTCCTGGCACAGGGAAAACTCACATAAAAATTAAAAAGTTATATTCAGATTTATACGATAAGTATGGTCCTGAAAGAGGCATTGTACTATCGCACACTAGAGTTGCAGCTGCTGAGCTAGCAGAAACGATTACATCAATAGATAAAATAAAAGATAGTAACTGGTTAAAAGAAGATGAAGACTATTTTAAGTATAGAATATGCACCATCCATAGTTACGCTAAAAAGAATTCAGGACAACGGAGAGAGGTATTTGACAAAAAGATTGATTATGAAAATTTATGCACTCATGTTCCTATGTTTAATTTAAAAAATGGAAAACAAATTAAAAGAGACCCACAGAAAAATCATCCTTTTTTTAAATGCAATTCAGAAGCTCATGGAAGAGGTTTGGATATAAACGAACACTGGCATACCGCACAGGATCCAAACAGAAGTTATGATCCCTATACTCTTAAAATGATTTTAGATATGAAAACTAAATATGAGAAATTTAAAAATGACAATCATATTCAAGACTATCAAGATATGTTAGACTCTTATATTAGAAAAGAAAAAACCCCTGTAATAGATTTTTTAATTGTAGACGAAGCACAAGATTGCAACGTTCCACAAATGTTAGCTATAGAAAGAATGGCAGAACACGCTAAAGTTGTAATAATGGTAGGAGATCCTAACCAAACTATTTTTAAATTTGCAGGTGCTAACCCTGATTTTTTTGAAAAGCTATTTGCAAAAGTTAAAGGAGAAGATGAATTAACTAAAGGATTAAGATGTAGCAAAGCCATAAACACTTTTGCTAAAAAGATAATAAAACCTATTTGGGATTATTATGGATACGAAAGAGTGTGGTTACCTACAGAAGAGGAAGGAAGTGTTCAATTTTTACCAGATTTAATTAGATCACAAGCTTTGCAAAGTTTAATCGATAAAATTAAGAACTCTGATGAATCATTTTTATTTACCTATCGATCTTCAAAGTCTAAAGAAAACTGGATTGTTCCTTTTTTAAGAAGAGAAGGATTTAAATATAGGTCTTTAAAAAATTCAAACCATGTCAATGATGAAGAGTTAAACGCTCACTATAATTGGCCTTCTTTTATAAGAGGAGAATCTCAATCTCTTGAGCAGATACAAAATTACTGGAAGCATTTAGATCCTAAGTATAAATTAAAAGATGCTAGGATTTTTAAAAAAATAACCAATAGAGCTTATACTTTTAAAGAGTTTGTTAATGAAGGGTATTTAAAAGAGGAACTTAAAAAACAGAATTATTTTTACAATATAGTAAAGGTGCCGAAGTCTGAAGACAAAAAAGAAAAGTTAAAAGAAAGACTGGGATATATAACAAGATTAATTGAAAAAGGTAATATAAATCAAAAAAGCAAAGTTGAGTATGGTAACTTCCATGAAGTTAAGGGTATTACCAGAGATAACGTTATTGTAGATTTAAGTTTAACAAGAGATGAAGACCAATCTGAACAAAGAAGGTTGGGGTATGTTGCCGTTAGCAGAGGCAAACACGATGCATGGATTTTAAAAACACAAACAGGAAAGGAGTTGATAATATGAAGAACACGTACAAGAAACAGATAGGTGGTGACCACTACCGGTCGATGAAGATACAAGCAAGTGAGTTTATAAATAAGAACAATTTGCCATTTGCAGAAGGTAATGCTATAAAATATTTGTGTAGACATAAGTCTAAAGGACAGAGAGAAGATTTATTGAAAGCAATACATTATATTGAAATGGCGATAGATAGAGACTACGGTGACGATACGTCATTACCTCTACCAAATGGTTTTTCTTTGAAGGAGAGTAAGTAATGTGTGTGGTGCCACAGATAAATGAATTAGATTTATCAGGGGTTGATACCGTAGCAGTTGACCTAGAAACTTATGACCCTAATTTAAAAACCAAAGGATCTGGAGCTATAACAGGGGAAGGATATGTTTGTGGTATAGCTGTAGCTACGCATAAACAAACTTTATATTTTCCCATCAATCATGCAATGACTGATAATTTAGACAAAGAAAAAACTTGGTCTAGTCTTAATAAATTAATTTTTCAAAACGAAAAAATAGCCAAAGTATTTCATAACGCCATGTATGACGTATGTTGGATTAGAGCTACCACTGGTTTAATGTTAAAAGGACCAGTTTATGACACTATGATAGCTGCCTCTGTTCTTGATGAAAATAGAATGAGATATTCTTTAGATTCTTTAAGTAAAGATTATTTAGGAGACACTAAGTATAAATGGGATTTAAGAGATAGATCTTTATCTCAATATGGAATTAGTGACCCCATGAGTAACATGAATAAATTACCTTATGTTTTAGTTAAAGACTACGCAGAACAAGACGTAAATTTAACTTTTAAATTATGGAATTTATTTAACAAAAATTTGGACGAAATTATATACAAAGACAAGGATAAAAGTCCAAGAAAAATTTTTAATTTAGAAACAAAATTGTTTCCCTGTTTAGTTGACATGAAGTTTAAAGGAGTTAAAATCGATGTCCAAAAAGCTGAACGATTTGGTAAACGTCTACAAAAACGTAGAGATAATTTAATTAAACTTATTGAAAAAAGAACTGGGATATTAGTTCAAATATGGGCAGCATCTTCAATAAAAAAACTTTTAGATAAACTAGGTGTAAAAGATTATCAAGTAACTCCCAAATCTAAAATGCCTAAGTTACCAAAAGATTATTTAAAAACACACAAAGAAAAACTTTTAAATCATATAGCTAAAGCAAGAGAATGCGATAAGGCTCATGGTGCTTTTGTGGAAGGCTTATTGAGTTTTGTTCACAAAGGTAGAATACACGCAGATATAAACCAGATTAGATCAGATCAAGGTGGTACAGTCACTGGTAGATTTAGTATGTCTAATCCTAATCTACAACAGATACCAGCTAGAGGATACATAGGTAAAAAAATGAGAGAAATTTTTGTGCCAGAAAACGGTTGTGAGTGGGCAAGTTTTGATTACTCTCAACAAGAACCAAGAATAGTAGTTCATTACGCTATAAAATTATTAAAAAATAATCCAGACATAACACAAGAGGATATAAAGAAAAAATATAGAGATAAGTTTAAACAAAAAATAATAAACAGTATTACCAAGATGGAAAAATTTTACAAAGACGATCCTAATGCAGACTTTCATCAACTGGTGGCTGACATGGCTAACATACCAAGAAAACAAGCAAAGACTATAAATTTAGGAATGTTTTATGGCATGGGCAAAATGAAATTGCAGAAAGAATTAAACTTAGAGAAAGAAGAAGCTAGAGAGCTATTTGATAAATATCATGGAGAGGTTCCTTTTGTTAAAAAATTATCTGAAGAACTAATAGAATTTGCAAAGGACAATGAATTACTTTTTACTTTAGGTGACAGATTTTGTAGGTTTAATAAGTGGGAAACCACTAATAAGAAGTGGAATAATAAAATAGGAAGATTTGATCCTGTGCCACTACTAACTAAAGATCAAGCAAAAACTAATTATAAAGCTGAGTTATTAGAGGAGGGGCAAAAAGATGATTCCGAATATGAAAATCTATTATATTATTATGCTCCGGCGTTTACATACAAGGCTTTGAATAGATTGATACAAGGATCAGCTGCAGACATGACAAAGACTGCCATGGTTAATTTATATGAGCAAGGGATTTTACCGCACATACAAATTCATGATGAGTTGTGCATCTCTGTAAAAGATGATATTGAAATTAGTAAGATAAAAAATATTATGGAGTCAGCTCTTCCACTAAAGATAAAAAACAAGGTGACTTGTAAAAAAGGGAACAGTTGGGGGAGTGCAAAGTGAGGATTATTTATGGCTTATTTAAATGCAAATATTCCAGTGGAATATGCACAAATAAAAAGAGAATATCTCTATGACCTTAAGAAACATCATGGAGAAGTTGAAGACTGCATTATCTTTGGCCTTTCGGCTATTACAGGGCGTAGTATCCTTTTTCATTGTATTATGGAAAATGGAGCTATCTTCTATCGTCTCCCGATATCTGCGTTCATTCAAAGAGGCTTTAAGCCAGAAGAAGTTCCTAGACGTAGACTTGACGAATTACAGTTGTGGAATTG